ACTTAACTGTTCCAGCAAGATCGCTCAAGGCATTAGTTAGAGAGTCTTTAATGTCAGTTACATTTTTGGCGATATCTGCAACTGCATCTGTTTTGTTCTCTACAACTTCTTCTGTAGAAGGAGCAACTTCATTAGTTTTAGCAATTTCTGTTTCTGGAGCAGCCTCTTCAACAACTGCTTCTGTTTCTGCTACTACTTCTGTTGTAGCCTCTGGAGCAACCTCAACATCTTCAACAACTGGTGCGGCTTCGGCTGGTGCCTCTGCTACAACCTCTGTTTCTTCTGTCATAGGATTATCCTCCTTTGTCATCTTAATTGTCCTAATGCCTTTTGCACTATCAACTAAGAACTTTAGCATTTCAATATTATCTTCTTCTCTTTCAACAAATCCAATATTTTGCATTGAACAGTCGCAAGTAGGACAAGATTCTTTATCTTCTGGAGATAAGCGAACGATGTCGTGCTGCTTACACCAGTACACTGTGTCAACTACTGCCTTTGCGAGATACCCGCCAAGTTCTCCTTTTTCAATTGAGAGAACGTTAGCGAACTCGTTGGCGGGGTTGTCAACAAGTGATAGTTCAGTTAAATTATACTCTTTTATTATACGTACTGATTTTTTCATTTCTTCATTAAACTCATCATCAGATTTTGTGATATTTCCTCCGATTGAGAAACCAGTTAGGGTGCCATCAAGAACTTTTTCCCAAGTATTTTGTGCACCTTTTGATACATATGCCGAAACATAAACACCACCGTAAAACTTTTTTGTTTGTGGATCAAAATAACGATCTTCTTTAAAAGACACGACCTTGCCAACAGCGCTTGGCTGATGCATTTCACGAATATTTCCTCTAAATTTCTTAAAGGCATTCATGCTGGCCTCTGTTGTTACAATATCATTTTGCTTATCTATATTATCTAGAGTTGCAAAACCAGAAACAATACGGCGTTCTTGATCAATTTTGCCAATAGGCATAGAAAAGCGAACATTGTTGCCCTCTGTTGTCCATTGAGCCTTATTTATAATCATTGCCATCTTATTATATCATCTCTTTATATCAGTATTTGGACATTACTGAGAAGAGCGACCCTCTCCTTGCGGATTACGACCTGTTATTGTAGAGGGAGAATCTGAATTATTATTTGTTCGTTCTGTGTCTCTTTCTCTGTTCCCCGCCAAATTTGCTCTAGCATCTGTAGCCTGTCTTGGACTCATGATAAAGGGAGAATCGCCATCAGATCTTTGTGGCAAGTCTAGTTTTTCACGAGCCTCGTTAGGGGTCATTACTTGTGTTTTTACATACCGCTCTAAAATTTGAGACTGTGCTATTTCATCTGTTAAGGTCAACTCATTAAATCTTAATTCAAGAACGTCAGTCTTTTCCTTAACAATCTTATTAACCATCTTCTCTAAGTACCTTTGTGCTGGTCTAGATACCTGTTCTTTAAATGTACGATCTTGTGAAATTGCAGCAGCGATGGCTGCAGAGTCAGATCCGCCAAGTTTAGAAATAGGAACCTGATGAGCAATCAAAATATCATCTCTATTTTGTTTACGATACTCTCTAAAAGATCCTTCCTGAACTCCGTTTTCAATAGGCTCCATCTTAAATTCAACCTTATTGTTTTCGGTGTCTCCTGGAAGTGGAATGTAAAGAGTTCTATGTGATTGAGACTTTAAGCCAGTCTGCAAAAACCTAAACATCTTATCTTCTGCATCTGCAGATAATTTTGCACCCTTTACCGTAATAACATATCTTGGTACTGCCTTGTTTTCAAAATAATCAATATTGTATTGTGAAGCAAGTTGATCTCCAATTAATGAAGGCATTGCTGCAAGAATGTCTGGAATACCATAAAATGTATTTAAAGGAGAGTATTGTTTAAGATGAATGATTTCATTTGGTCTTCCGTCAGTTCCCATTGGATTAGGATTTTTTGCATTGAAGTTTCTAAAATAAACCATCTTGTTTCCAATGATTTGAACAAACCCATCACGAAGTCGGCGTACACGAACAGTTGTTGCAGGAATGTGACCAACGTATCCAATTTCTCCGTTTACTTTACGACCAACCTCAAGAAACCCATTACCAGTAGCCTGTAAATCAGTGTAAACCTTTTCCATTGTAGTTGTAAAAGAATCATCATCATTTAGATTTTCAAGCCAATCACGAAGCATAATCTTTGCTCGTTCAATTCTGTTTCTTGCTCTATCAACCATGCCCTGATCTTCATTCATCTCAAAACTAAGCATTGTGCGATCTGTAATATCAAAACGGTATCCAAGACCAACAACATTTTCTACCTTAGCGTCAATAGCAGCGTGATTAGCAAAGTTTGTATCATAAAAGTTTGCTAACTCATACATATTGTATGGTGGGGTAATTACATCAAATAGGCCATAGCCATTTCTGTATACCGTGCCAGGATTTATTTGTTTTGATTCTGCGTCATCTCCAGAAGGATTAGCACTAGCGGAATCTAAATACCCTGGATTGTCTGTTACTGCTTTTGTTATGTTTCTTGCAGTCCTGCGACGAAAATTATTATCAAGTCCACTTAGGTTTTTTAATTGATCCCAAGACTTGGTAAAGGGATCCAATTCAACAAAAGCATTTGTTTCTTTATATTGAGTATTTAAACTTGCTTGAATATATTCAAAGTTATCATCCATTTTCGTATGCCTCTCTTCCGTGTGCTTTTAAAGTTTTTTGAGCATCGTATACCGCTCCAAGATCATTAACGTTAGGTATTAATCCTTCGCTCATTCTTTCTTTCATCTCTGAATACTGCTCTTCTGATACCCGACTTAGACCAGGAACAAAAACACACTGTCCCTCACCATCGTCTCCATAATGAATGGCAGCATTTTTAAGTTCTGCTATTTTAGAAATATCGTTTTTCATTGAAGGGACATTCAAAACATTGCCCTGGCCATCGCTAAACCACTTGCCATTAGATTTTTTGTAAACATAAAGACCCCACTCATAGTTTTTATCAATAACCTTCCGCCTAACATTTTTTACAATAGGCTTACCAGTTTTAGGGTCAATTAAAGAATCCATAGCCACAAGTATACCAGATTAGACTGGTGTACCAACAATTGTGGTCCATGTTGTGTCAGTATATATTCTAAGTTTATCTGCGTCTACCACTAAACCCTCATCGTCATCAATAATAATCTTATTTGTTCCTATATATGTATTATAAATGTTTGCAGGGTTTACTCCGTATAGATCAGATGAGCCAATTACCAAGACACCTTCCCATGTTCCATAGTTTTCCCAGAACTGCCAATCAAAATTTGTTATGCCGTCTGTTATTACTTGCTGCCATGGACGAGTAAGGGTCTTTTGAATTTCCTGAAGATTGGTAGCCTGATAATAAGCAATATTATTGAATACAAATGGTCCATTTAGATTTATTGAGCCAAGGAAGTTGTCATAAAGCAAAGATGTAGAAAATCCTAAACCTAGAACTCCCCATTCATTTCTTGTTACGACTGGCTCTCTTACTAATTTTCCATTCCAATAATATGTTACGCCATTGAAATCCTCGCCAGTACTTGCTCTTATGGCATAGATTCTTGCACGTTCTCCAGTTTCACTATCTGCCTCAAAATAAAATTTTATAGTATCTGCCTTATACTTAATGTCAAATAGTTCTACTGGACTTCCTGGAAATTGTCTTTCGTCGTATCTCATCCACATCTGAACGGCACTGATACGATAGTCGCTAGCACGGGCGGTATTAATAGGCATAGACAAACCTCTATTTACAGAAGGATCATAATCTCCTCTTACCTGTATGCCAGATGTTCTTGTTGTATAAAGATATGGAGTGCTGCCTTTATATATGCTAAACGGATTCTTTGCCTTGTAATCAAAATATATGCCAGATCTCTTAAATGGAAACAGATCAATACCAAACCTAGTTCCAACAGGATTAAAGGAATTATCATTAAATGCTTGAGATGCTAGTTCTAGTCTTTTTAGTTTTATTGGTTTTGTTAATATACCTCGGATTTTAAAGTCAAGATGATATACAATTGCAAGTTCATTAAAGTCTATGTTTTCTTTGGGATATATTAATGTGTTATCAACAACCTCAAACTTAGTTGTTGGCCAGTTTGGAAAATCATTAATATCAATTATTGAGTTTTCTCTAGCAGTTCTTATTGTTGTAAAGTCTGACCTTGGAGCATTGGCTCCATCTTCAACGTATTGAAACGTAACAAAACTTCTAACGGATGCATCTTCGGTGTTATATTCATAATATTTGTCCGTCTGCCCCACCATCTGAGTGTAGTTTTCCCAACCAGTAAATAGATAGTTATCTAACTCGGCATACGTTTTTTGAGTGGGGTATTCATAATCATCTTTTAATTCTTGATATGTCCATCCACTTGTAGATGCCTGTTCAATTAAATCAGAGGGTTTTGGATATCCTATATTAAATTGAAGAAAGTCTAGTTCGTAAAAAAGATCTCCGTTACTACTTTGAACATACTGACCAAAGTAGGATAATGGTAAATAATCTTCCCAGTAACCAGCAACTCCAATATCTAAAAAGTAGGTGTCGTATGCCTCTGTTGGCAAAAGTGTATAACTTGCAATATATGAAGAAAGATTTGTAGCCGATGCAACATTAGAAATAACAAATCCACTAGTAAAACTACTGCTAGTTTCATTTGCATTTAAGTCTGTGCAAAAACCAAAAGAATAAAGGTTTCCCTCAAAAGTATTACTTGAAGTTGTTGCGTCTCCAGAAACATAAAGTTCAAGTCCATTTCTATTTCCAAAGAAAGAAGCAACATTTCCACCAAACCTAGAAACTAGATCTGGGATGTTTAGTCCAGCAGCAAATTTCTGATCTACTTGAATTCCACTGTAGGTGTAAAGAGAGGTGCTCGCTCCATTATAATATAAACTGTATGTTATTGTGTTATTAACCTGTGCCGCTTTAAAATAATTACCATTTGTTTTATTATAAATTTTAAATAGAGTATCTGTCACATCTGTGATATCTCCTGTATCAAATACTCCATATATTGCTTTTACTTCCTCGTTTAAAACATTAAAATTGGTAAAATTAAAATATGCATGAATGTTTGCAAAACTTGTAGTTCCTGGTCTAAAGGTTATAAACTTATCTGCTCCAGCCTGAATACTCTGATTATCATCATAAAGATCTTGTAGAGTTTCATCTTCTATAAATATCGTCGGTAATTGATAGTTGGGTGTTCCTATATAGGTTCCAGTAGTTATTAAATTATCAAAAGATCCTTGATTCCAATTAGCAAAATTTGGATAGGTATAGTTTGCGGTATAGTCTGCAAAAGAATAATCTATGAAAGCAGAAGATCCTCCATAAGCAGAATCAATTCCTTCTGGAGACAAAACTGCTTGACCATAAACCCATCTGCGTTTTGCAACGGGTATTGGAACTTGATAAGAATATATAGCAACACAGTCTATTTCAATAGGAGTTACATCTGAATACGCATAAAATCCTAACCAGTCCTGTTCATCGCTACCGTCTAATATTTCTGGTAAAGTTAAATCATCTGTAATAATACTAAGACTAATTACCTCTTCGCCATTTATCAATACTGTTGCAACATTTTTAATAAGACGGATATGAAAAAGCATTGGTCTGTACCACTCACCAACAAAATGAGAAGCAAAACTATTTCCAATAACTAATGTAATAAAACCAGCCTCAACATATAAACCATCAGCAGAAGCAATAGGACCAAAAATTCTTTTAGGCTCTGTTGTGCTTGAATTTATTTTTGCCCAAAACTCTACAGTGTATTCTTTATATCTACCCGCTTCGTTTAAAAATCCTTTTCCTGGAACTACTAAAGATGGCTCGTCTGCTGCGTTAGGAGTTAAGACAGTAACTCCAGATGCACCGTATACCATTGGTA